TAGTTTTAATGTGTATAGCTGGAATTAGAGGATATAAAGCTTATAACGAGTATCAAACTAAAACATTTGAATTAAGATTAGAAAGAGCAGAATTAAAACATAAATTAGATTCAGTAATGTGGATTAATCCAGCAAGTGAAGAAGTATCTAATTTATATGAAGAATATTGTGATTTAACACTTAAAATTAATAATATAAAATAATGAAAACAGATATAAGAAGCTTAGTCTTTACAAAGAATCTATTTAAAGAGAAATTTAATATAGACATAGAATGATGTAAAGACGATTACTCCAGATATGATGGAACATTTAATTGGAATGGAATTGATTATATAATTGAAGTTAAAAGGAGAAGATTTAATTCTAATAAATATCCAACCACTATTATTAATAGGGATAAATTTGATATGCTATCAAGAAATAATTCTATATTAGTAATAATATTTGATGATGGAGTATATATATTTAAAGATATAAAACAAGCCTTTATAAAGGATTCTATGAAATATGGTTGTTCTACAACAGATTTTGGAGGAACTTATGGCTATTCATTAAAAACAGAGTTGTCTTTAAAGAAAGCCATTAAGATAGATGTAAATACAGAATTTAGTAATTATATAGCAAATGATAGCCTATAAAAGAATACTTAATTTTGAAAACTACCAAATTGGAACTGATGGCTCAATATGAAGTTTAAGAGCATCAGTTCCAAAGAGGTTAAAACCTCAAGTAAAAACTAATGGGTACTTTACAGTAACATTATATAATAAAAATTTGAAAAAGAAGTGTTATATACATAGATTAGTAGCTGAAACTTTTATATCTAATCCGAATAACTATCCTTGTATAAATCATAAGGATGAAAATAAATCAAATAATAATGTAAGTAATTTAGAATGGTGTACTTATAATTATAATAATAATTATGGAACTCATAATCTGCGAGCTGGATATAGTCATAAGAAACCAATACTACAATTACTAAATGGAATAGTTATTAAAAGATGGGATTCAGCAATAGATGCTGAGAGAGAACTAAATATACAATCTAGAAATATTGTAAAGGTTCTTAAAGGGCAGCGAAAAACAGCAGGAGGATATATGTGAACATATGAGTAATAACGAAATTGTAGAAAAGTACTATCCATTTATTATGGAACTTAAGCAAAAATTTGGTGCAGATGATGACTGTGTTCAAATGATTTTTGTAGAAATACTAGAGTATTCAAATCCAAAATTAAATCAGCTTGATAGCAAAAATGAATTGAAATTTTGGATTACAAGATTATTTAAGAATTATTGGTTTAGTAAAACAAGTAGATATTACTATACCTATAAGAAATATTATGAGATTGTTAAAGAACCACTTGAACAACAAAATGACGAATTGGAGGATTGATTAAATGAAACGGAAGATTAATATTGACGATTTACTTACTGAGTATGAAATAGACTATAGTATGTTTACAAATACGGATGATAGACTATTAAGTATATATCCAAAATGACTTGAGCTTAATAAGGCAGATAAGACAGTAATCATATTATATGCTGAATATCACAGTTATAGAGAAGTGGGAAGAATATTAGGAATTAGTCATACTACCATAGCAAGGTGTATAAGTAATATTAGAAATAAAATATGTGGAAGGATATAGCTAATTATGAAGGTCTTTATAAAGTAAATAATATCGGAGAAGTTTATAGTATAAGGACAAATAAATTTATTAAACCTACTATTAGAAATAACTACTTAGCAGTAGGACTATGAAAAAATGGAAAAGTTAAAATGAAGTCTATACATAGATTAGTAGCTGAAACATTTATACCAAATATATATAATTTACCAGAAGTAAATCATATTAATGAAGATAAGACTGACAATAGAGTCGAAAATCTAGAATGATGTACTAGGAAATATAATACAAATTATGGAACTAGAAATAAAAAGATTTCTTCTTACCTTTCAAAACCTGTAGCTCAATATGATCTTAACGGAACTCTAGTTAAAAAGTATAATTCTATTAAAGAAGCTGCGAAAGCTTTAGGTAAGTGTGATTATTCAATTCGAGCTTGTTTATATGGCAAATATAAAACAGGTTATAATTATGTATGAAGATTATGTTAGAATTATTTATAATAGCAGTAATAATAGTCTTTATAATTGATTTATCTGGGGCTTTGGATAGTTTTAAACACAGTATTTGAAAAAGACTATTTAAAGGTATACCTTATAAAGAAGATTGAAGACTAAAACCTTTAGATTGCAGTTTATGTATGACTTGGTGAATTGGATTAATATATATTCTTATTACAAGTCAATTTTCAATTTTAATGGTTGGGTATATTGCACTATTAGCATTTATGACTCCAATTATTAAAGATATTATGATATTATTAAAAGATGCATCTACTAAGCTGATAGATGTTATATACAAACTTATTAATTAAAAATTATATTTTATGGAAACAGAAGTTATTTATCACTACAAGAATGGAAAGTTAATTTCTATATTTACTTATACTAAAAAGCGCTAATTATGAAACAATTAACAGAAGAGCAGTTTAAATATTTAAGAGGATTTGAAGATAGATTTGTAACTGCAACTAAGTCTAATTATTGCAGAAATGTACAAAAGCAGGATGTAATTAAGCTTAAAGAGATTTATGAATATTTAATTGAACAAGAATATAGAATGAGCGTAGCTTGTGCTACTTGTATACTTAATCTTATAAAGAGGATTGCCCCAATCTATTTTGAATATCAAGAAAAACTAAAGGAAAATGAAAGTAAAGAATCAGGAACTGCCGAAGAAAATAGGGAGACCGAAAAAGGAAGAAGTAAAAGAGGATCAAATAGACGAACAAAAAACTAAATATCTTTATGCAGCAAGATTATTTAATAAAGGGTGGTCCAGAAATAAAGTAAGTGAGGAACTTCAAACTAAATATGGAGTTGGGCAAACTACTGCTGCTAAATATATTAGAGAAGCTTATAAGATTATTGCAGATAAAAATGATAATCTTATAAAGAATTTAAGACATATACAATTAACAAGATTGGAAACATTGTTGGATATTGCTATTAGTAAAAATGATGTAAGATCTGCTACTGAGGTTATTAAAACAATAAATTCTATGTTTGGATTAAATCAACCAGAAATTCAAGTTAATATTCAAAATAATGAATGCCAATTTAAATTTGGAGATCCTATTATAAATGACAAGGATATATAAAGGATATAGGCCATTTATGTACCAATATAAGGTTCATATAGCTATGGCAGATGCTTATAGATCTGGAAGGATATTTACAATTAAAGCTAAACGACAAGTAGGTAAATCTTTCTTAGCTGAAAATGAATTATTACGATTTGCAATTAACTATCCAAAAACAGTCAATTGTATAGTAGAACCTACTCTTGGGCAATCAAGAAAAGTGTTTAAAGAAATAGTTAATGCTATAGCTGAAGCAGATATTCTTAAACGTAAGAATGAAACTTTGCTTGAATTAGAGTTTAATAATGGCAGTTCTATATTATTTAGATCTGGAGAACAAATGGATTCGTTACGAGGATTCTCTGTAAGTGGATTACTTGTATTAGATGAGGCTGCTTACTTAAAAGATGAAGTATTTGAAATTATTAAACCTACTACTGATGTGTGGTCTGCTCCAATATTAATTATTAGTACTCCAAGGTTCCGAGAGGGTTTCTTTTATGACTGCTTTACTAAAGGGTTAGATCCGAAATATGACAAGTTCTATAAATCATTTGATTGAGCTTTAGAAGATACATCTATGCTTTTAGATAAAGAGAAGTTAGAGATGTATCGACTTACAACCTCAAAAAATAAATTTAGAACCGAATACTTAGGGGAATTTGCAGACGATGATGGATGTTTATTTAATAATATAGCTAATTGCATAATTGAGAAAAAACCAGATTATCAGAGTCTTTATATAGGAATAGACTGGGCTACTGGGAGTGGTAAAGACTATACTTGTGTTACTGCTTTAAATGAATCTGGGCAAATGGTCTTTATAAAGTATTTTAACGACAAAACTCCAACAGAGCAAGTTGATTTATTAACAAATATACTAACTGAGTATCAAGGATTTATAAAGATTGTGCAAGTTGAACAAAACTCAATTGGTAGCGTCTTCTATGATATGTTAGTTCAGAAGAATCCGAAAATCAGGATTATACGATTCTTAACTACTAATAAGAGTAAGGCAGATATAGTTAATAAGCTTCAAGCTGCTTTGGAGAATGAAAAGATAGGATTATTAAAAGATGATAAACTTTTAAATGAGTTAAGACTATATGAAGCTTCATATAATCCAAAAACTGGAAATATTAGTTATAATGCTCCATCTGGATTTAATGATGATACAGTAATTTCATTAATGCTAGCCTATGACTCATTAAATACAAACAAAGGACATTATAATATTAAATTTAAATAGTATGAATGTAGCAACTAAATGGGAAGAAGTATCTTTAAAGAAATTCCAAGCTTTAAATGCATTTATTATGAGTAATGTAAAAATGACAGATTTAGATAGGAGTATCGAGATCTACTCATTACTTACAGATAACCCAGATGAAGCAAGGGATGCTTTATTAAATATGACCGTAGATCAATTATCTGCAGAACTTAGTAAGATTCATTTTATTGTAAATAAATATAAATCCAAAGTTCCAGAAACTGAGTATGATATTGATGGTAATAAATATACAGTTCAATTAAATCTCAGAAATATGACTGCTGCTCAGTATATTGATTTTCAGAACTTTTATAAAGATTATGAAAAGAATCAGAAGTATATATTCTTATGCTTTTTAATTCCTAAAGGAAAGAAGTATAATGAGGGTTATGATGTAATGGAACTAGCAGAAGATTTATATGATAAGATTCCAATTACTATTGTTACTGATGTAATGGTTTTTTTTTGCAAATTATTAGAGAGCTTAACCATAGCTACCCTAATCTCTTCAATGCGGGAGATGAAGAAATTGATGAAAAAGGAGAAAGATCCAGTAAAGAAACATCAATTACGGAAGAGGATAGTTCAAGCGAGACAAACTCTGAATTTAGTCAAAAATGGAACTGGATTTGTTGAATAGACAGAGTTAGTGAAGTAACAAGGTTAAACTGGCATCAAGTATATGATATGCAGATTCAAGAGTTTTTGAATATTATTTGCTACTTACTTGATAAAGGGAAAGAAGAAAAAAGACAAATAGATCTTTGAAAAGCTAAACACTAAAATGTCAGTTTTTATTTATTTTAACTACTAAAAGTGAGTAAAAACTTGACACTTAAATAGGGAGTAAATCTCCCTATTTGTGTTTAGATACTCAATATGAGAATGATATATTTTAGTAAAAATGGCAAATCAAGTTTTGGATTTTCCCAATTTAGAAGCTGTCTTAAAACAATATGGAGAACAATTACTTTCTATATATAGGCAGAAATTACTACAAACTGGTTCAGATGATACGGGAACTCTTGGTAATACACTTAATTATATAGTTGAAGATCAAGATGAAGTATATGAAGTTAGTTTGCAAATACAAGATTATTGGAAGTATGTTGAGGATGGCAGAAATGCAGGAAAGTTTCCTCCTATCAGTGATATAAAAAGGTGAATACAAACTAAGCCTGTATTACCTCGTCCATATAATGGATTACTTCCAACTATTGATCAATTAGCATATTTAATAGCAAGAAAGATTTCCAAAAGAGGAATTGAAGGCAAACATATATTAGAGGAATCATTAACTGAATTAGATGCTTATATGTTATTAGATGATGCAATTACAAAAGATTTAGAAACACAAGTTGATAATGTATTTAAAAACTTTTAAAAATGGCATTTATACCAAGTAAATTAGGAATATATAATGCATCAAGGAGTTTTCCTGTTAAATGGAATAATCCTGGATGGGGAATTACTGGAGAATATGATTATTGGACTTGGGGAGATGATTATACTGAAGAAGGGCCTTTAGAGGTAACTATACAAGATCCAAGTAAAGAAGGATGTACAATACAATTTTTATCTCCTACAACAATAACTACTGATTCTTCTACTGTATTTCATTTTTATCCTAGAGGCATTACTACTGCTTTATTAGAGGAAGATTTACCAATTAATTTACATAGTAAAGCTCCTGGATATTATCCTGCTAATGGCACCATTAAAGTACCAAATACTGGTGGAGAATATACAGTAGAGTATATATTAAATAGATCAGATATTATTAAATGAAATGCAGCAGTTGTTAATGCTACAGCTTTAGTTAATATGGAAGTTCTGGATTGGGATTCTTGCTCTATTAAGTTTAAATTCACAGTAAGAGCTAATACTCAATGGAATACAGATTTAACTGGAACTATCCAATTAGGAGCTTATTATGATACTAATAAATTTATTAGTTATAGTTATGGCTTTAAGATTGAAAAGAGTAATACTCCTGAAGATTTAAAGCTAGTAGTAACTCCTTCATCTGGAACTTATGGAGCATCTGCTTTTGTTACTGAAGAATTCCATTTAAGTACAACTAAAGCAGAAGAAACAATTACTTCATTTAATGTTACCTGCCCTCAAGCTAGTAATATTAAAAAGGATATTGTTGATAACTATTTTGTATTAACTGTTCCAGAGAATAAAACTACTAATAATTTGGAGTTTAGTGCAATGGTTACTGCAACAACTTCTGGAGGTTATACCCTTGAAGCTACAGTTCCAATTAAACAAGCTGCAACGTCTTTAGTGATTCCTAATACTAATTATGAAGTAAGTTGAACTGCATCTACATTAAATATAATTGGTACAGGCTCAAACAACTTAGATGATGTTGTATTTAGCATTCCTGTAGGTTGGATTAGTGGTCAGAAGATAACTGTGAATCCTCAAGGTGTAGCAACTATTAGTTTGAACATTGCAGAAAATTCAGGATTATCTTCCAGAAAAGCAACTATTGGAGTATCTGTTATAAAGAATAGTTCAAGTATTATTAATTTATCTATTAATATTACACAATCTGTTAAATCTGATATATCTCCTATTTGGAAAGATTATGTTTGGAATGAGATAATCAGTTCAGATTTTATTGAATATCATCTAGATTATGCAGGAGATATGGTTTATGCTGGCAAGGCTTATAAATATCCAGAAACTGATAGAGTAGAGTTTCTATTAAATAATGTAGCTGAGAATTATCTATCTAATGGTATTATATTTAATACTTCTAAAACTATAATATCTCCAGAATATTTGAAACCATTTACTTTGATAACATCTAGTGGAAATGAAAAACCAATTACTTTCTTCAATGACTGGAGTTATAAAGATAGAGATCTAACTAAAGGCACTATGTTAAGTGATCCTATTACTGGTTTAGTTGATCCAAGGCAGTATTTAGTATCAAGTTGAATTCTACCAACTGGAACTGGAGTTATTAATAGATTCTTTTATATAGATGGAGTACAATCTGCTATGGATATTAGTTTAAATTCTGGAATTAATGGATATACATATACAGAAGATTTAAGTAATAAATTATGGTCTTGTGGAAGCTATTTAATAGTAGGATTTGTAGAAGGTGGAAATATTAGTGATAGACAGATTAGATATGATATAGATACTACAGGTAAAGATTATGTGTTGTATTATACTAATTCAGCAGGTGGATGAGATTCATTACTTGTTGAGGGTAATGTTAAAAAGAATGATGAGATTAAATCTGAAACATATACTCGTAAGGTATTAAATACATCACAAGAGTTTGCAAGAAATAAGTATTTGAATACTATAACTTCAAGCTGGGTTCTTTATACTGGTTATTTAAATGATATTCAAGCTTCTAAGATGTTTAATCTAATTGAGAGTACTAAAGTATATTTGCATAATCTTAAAGATAATACTATCACTCCAGTATTGATTACTGATACAAATTGCGAATATAAAACTTATACTAATCAAGGTAAAAACAAGTTCTATTATACAATTAATGTGGAAGCTTCTCAAGATACTTATCGTAAATAATTATGGAAGTATATAAAGACATTAAAGGATATGAGGGACTTTACCAGATAAGTAATACTGGTAGAGTCTTCTCTATAAAAAACAATAAAGAACTGAAGAGTGGATATACTCCAGCTGGATATACAAAAGTTCAATTGTGAAAGAATAAGTCTGGCAAGTGATTCAATATTCATAGATTAGTTGCAGAAGCGTTTATTCCAAACGTAGAAAACTTACCACAAGTAAATCATATAAATGAGATAAAGGAGGATAATAGGGTTGATAATTTAGAATGATGTACAGCTCAATATAATGTTACTTATGGAAATAGATTAAATAATAATAAAAAACCTGTAATACAGGAAAGCTTAGATGGCACTTTTATAAAGAGATGAAATTCAATTGCTGATACTAAAAAATATGGGTTTGTTCCCCAAAATATAGGACAGTGTTGTATTGGTAATATTTCACAACATAAAGGATATATTTGAAAATATGCGTAAAAATATTAAATTATTTATTGCAGGAAAAGAAGTACATTGTTCTGAAGGCATATCATTACCAATGACTTATACTGTAGAAGATTTTCAGAATCCAACAATAGTAAAAAATTCATTCAGTAAGACTATAAGCATTCCAGGAGACAAAAACAATAATAAGATTTTTGGAGAGATTTATAAGTTAGATAGATTTCTCCATATAAAAGAAGGTAATTTCTCTGGAGTATATTTTGATCCTTCAAAACGAGTTGATTTTGGAATCTATAATAATGACTATTTAGTTGAATCTGGATATATGCAATTAAATAGTATATCTATAAAACAAGCTATTATTACTTATAATATTACTTTATATGGAGGATTAGGAGATTTCTTTTATGGTCTTAAATATAAAGAAGATGGTACTATTAGGACTCTTGCTGATTTACAATACTTTGTAACTGATGAAGATGGGAATACACTTCCTGCTGATACTGAACTTAATTTTTATATTAACAAAGATTTTGTAAATACTTGTTTTGACTGAAGTAAAACGAATGAAGGAAGTCAAATATATGATTATTTGACATTTATTCCAGCATATAATGGTTTATATGAAGATTTTGATAATGAAACTTGTTTAATAAATACTAATGAAAATAGTATATTTCCTACTAGTAAGACAGATTCAGGAGTTACATATACACCTTATAATGGATATGGATTAGCTAAATTAAATAGAGCATATACAGAATGGGAGATGAGAGATCTTAGAAGTTATATGCAGAGGCCAGCTTTAAAATTGAGTAAGTTAATTGAAACTATCTGTAGAAAAGAGAATTCTGGATATGATGTAGTATTTGATCCTTCATTTTTTAATTGAAATAATCCGTATTGAAGTAAATCCTTTGTAGCTTTACCTTTATTATCTAATCTAGTAAGTGACGAAGAAGATGTAACAGAATCTGGCTTTTTAGTAGAAGATAGTAAATATAATTATCAGGTAGGTATAAATAAAGGAGAATCTACATCAAGTCCTTTAAAATTATCCATTGCATCACCTGATATTGTTTACGATTCTGGAATAATTGATTTAAGTGAGGCTGGATTTAGAAAAAGCCTTTCTACAACTTTTTATTTTAAGTTAAAGTTTAATCGAACTGCAGGAAATGTTGGGGATAGATATTTTTTTGGATTTAGAAGGTATTTTAGCTCCTCTGCTCCTCCTTTTTATTCAGCATATAGAGGATACGCTGATGTTTGGCTAACAATTACTAATGAAGTAGATGATACTATTTATACTTCTGAAATACATAGATTTACAAATTCAGGAACCTACTCACATCCTATAGCTAATGGGGTTAATCATTTTGGGTATTTTCAAAATAATGTATTTTATGATACTTCTTCATTAACTAATGATTTTGTTATTAATATTACAAATTTTAAAATTCCAATTAATAAAATTAAAATTAAACTTAATGTTGTATGATCTACTGGAAATAGTGTTCGCCCTACTGGATTATTAAGTGAAGTAATAGAAAGAGGAGAGGATTACCAAGCTATTCCAAAAGGAGATCTTATAGTAGATCTTACTTCTCCCATTGAAATTACTACTTCTACAGAGGTACTTCAAAGTAATGCATTATTAACTAAAAAATTATTATTAAAAACAGAACAATCTCCTGCTGATTACTTATTGAGTTATGCAAAACTGTTTGGGTTATATTTTACAAAAGATGTTGATAGTAAAACAATTAGAATATATACTAGAAATAATTTCTTTAAGAATATAATCTCTGATTGGAGCAAGAGAATAGATTATTCTAAAGATTTCAATGTAAATCCAATATTATTTGATAAGAAGTGATATAGAATGAGTTCTGAAGGTCCAGAAACTTATTTTTATAAAAAATACAATAAGGAATATTCTATATTATATGGTCAACAAAGATTAAATACTGGTTATAATTTTAATTCTGAAACAACTGAACTGTATAGTGATAATATATATGAAAATATAGTTTCTGCAAGATGGAGAAATAAATATTTTAGAAATTTTTACAATTCTTCTTCCCTTGTAGTTCCTGCATTTATGAATGATAATATTACCTATACATTATTTAATAATAGCACTACTGAACTTAAGACTATAGATCAAGAGTTATACGGAGCTAATTTTATAGATCCCTCTAAAACCACAGAATGATATAAAATCGCAGGTAATGATATATTTGCCAAAAATGTATTTTTCTCAATTGATGGTAATGAGGAATCTTTAGAGGATATCTCTCAATCCCTAGTATTCTTTAACGGTAATGTTCCTTTAACTGATGTAAAAGGAAATGAAGTAACATATTGAATTACAGATGATCTTACAGAAATGAACATATTAAATGATCAGGAAATGTGTTATATATCTACTAAAAGTGAGAAAGATATTAGGGGGAATAAAATTGCTATAAAGAGAACTGTATTACCTCAATTTACAAGGTATACCGTTTCGTCCTCTAATGTTACTGCTTCTTGAGATTTTGGATTACCACAAGAGATTTATATTGATGATATAACTTATAATATCGGAAGTACTATTTATAGTAGATTCTGAAGTGAATTTTATAATGATCAATTTGATGTAAATACTAAAAAAGTTACCTGCTTTGTAAGATTGGATGATTTAGATGTTAAGTATGATTTACTTAGACAGTTCTATTATTTTGAAGATTCTTACTGGATACTTAATAAGATTGATGCTTATGATATTAATTCAGATTCTACAGTTAGATGTGAATTTATTAAAGTTCAAGATATTAATAGTTATTTAGCTGGAGTTCAAAATCTAGGTGAATACATATCATTTGATGATTCAGATCCAGTTGTAGATTATAAAGCTGGGACTAAAAAGATTACAGTTACTTCTAATATTCCTTGAGAATTAGGATGATATAGTCCAAATGAAATTGTAAGCGTTACACCTGAATCTGGGCAACCTGGAGAAACAGAATTAACAGTTACTTATAATGAGAATACTACATATAATCAAAGGAGTTTCTACTTTAGTCTTTATAAACAAGGAGGCATAGATGGTCCTAAATGTATGTTTACTCAAACTCCAGACCCAAATAAAGCTGTTCTTATTACAGGAAAACTTCAAACTTCTACTGGAGGTATTCCTTCTGGTGTTAATCAGATTCTAACTGAAAACGATAACTTCTTGAATGTGGCTTATATGCAGGATAATGGAAATTATAGAATATATGCACAAAATGGAGTCCAGTTTAAATTTGAAGTGACTGATGGACCAACAGGAACAGTTAAATATACAGAGAATTTAACACTAACAGAAGATACTGTTAAAAACGTAACTATAAACTAATATGGCTGAAGAAATTAAAAAAGTAATTAGTATAGATACTAAAACCAGTTCAAAGTCGATCAAGCAGCTACGAGAAGAAGTAGCTGGCTTGACGGCTGAACTTGAAGATCTTGAGATTGGTAGTACTGACTATACTAAAAAGCTTGAGGAACTTGTTAATGTTCAAAATAAGTTAGGTGTTGCTACAGAATCTATGCAAGGTAAAACTGTAAATGCAGTTAAGGCGTTTGACAGTATCAATCAAGTAGCAGGAGGTTTAGCTGGAGGAGTTTCAGCTGTTAGTGCAGCATTCACTTTATTTGGAAAAGATACAGAGAATCTTCAAAAAACTATGGTTAAATTGCAAGCAGCAATTGCTATAGTTCAGGGAATTGGAGGATTAAAAGGTTTAGGTGAAGGTATTCTTAATGGAGTAAAATCATTTAAGGCATTATCTGTAGCAATAACTGGTACATCAGCTGCTATGAATGGATTTAAGGCAGCATTAGTATCAACAGGAATTGGTGCGCTACTTGTAGCAGTTGGTTTGCTTATAGATAAACTTACTTCATTAAAAGATGAAGCTAAATTAACAAGCGATGAAATAGAAAATATTAGACAAAGGAATGAGAATTTAAGAACTCAAGCTAAAGAATCATTTTGAGAGGAGGAATATCGGAGTCTTATTAAATTAAATCCTGAATTACAAGATGAAATAGAGAATGTAATTAAAGCTACTGATGCATATAGGGAATTAAATAGAATAAGAACTGAAACTCAAAAAAAGGCTTGAGAAGAATATGATGCTAAGATATTCTTGAATAATATTATAGAACTAGATAAGGCATTTAAGAATGCTCTAACTGCTTATGATAAAGATTTACTATCAATAGGTACAAGATTTGGTAAAACAGAAGAGGAAATCTCAGAATTATTTAAAAATACGTTATCTAGACAACAATTCTTAAAAAAAGTAACTGGGAAGGATGTAAAAGAAGCAAGATTAGAATTAGAAAGAATTTCTGAAAGTCTATTAGACAATAGTAAGTATTTAGCAGAAACTAAAGATCCTTTATATGATTACCAAAATCTTGTAAAAACAGGAAATAAAATTCTTGAAGATAGAAAAAAAGCAGAAGAAGAAGCGGCAAGAGCTAGAAAACAGGCTTTAGATAAACTTCAAGATGAAATAAAAACTAAAAAAGCAGCCATTGATAAATATTGGTCTGATAATGAAAAAACTTTATTAAGTGAAACAGATAGAGAAAATTTAATTTTAAGAGAAAATTATCAGTTACAATTAAATGATTTAAAATGGCTACTCGATAAAAAAGAATTAACTCAAGAGGAATATTTAAAAAGAGTTAAACAAGTAAATGATGCATATAATAAAGAATATTTAGAAGATCAGAGAGAAATTTATAAAACAGAGCTTCAAGATAGATTATCTGCATTACAAGAAATGCAAGATAGGGAATCTCAATTATTTGCAAATAAAGAGGCTGCATTATCTGCAGGTAAATCTGGAAGTTACGAAACTAGAGTTCAACAATTTGGTTCAACGGATTTCTATCAATCTGGAGAAGATGTTCAAAAACAATATCAAGATACATTAGCTTATAATGAACAGTTATATAATCTTACCAAAGATAAAATTACAAGAGAGAATGAATTGATGTCTCAACAGCAAGCTATCTTAGATGAGCAATATAACAATAAGCTGATAACTGAACAAGAATATACCAATCAATCTCAAGCAATTAAATTACAGCAAGAAGCTAATGATATAGCTTTATCAGAAGCAGCTAATGCAAGAGAAGAAGCAGATCTTCAAGCATTTAAAGATAGACAAGCTAAAAAGCAACAGGCTATTCAAGCTACTATGAATGTAGCTTCTTCTTTAAGTGGAGCTTTAGCTAATGTATTTAAACAAGAAGCTAGTGATGATTCAAAATCAGAGAAACAGAGGGAGAAATCATTTAAAGTTTATAAAGCATTAGCTACTACTCAAGCTATTATTGATACTATCAGTTCTGCCCAAGGTGCATATAAAGCTATGGTAGGTATTCCGATTGTAGGACCTATTCTTGCTCCAATTGCTGCTGCTACAGCTGTTATTGCTGGTATTGCTAATGTAAAAGCTATCCAAAATGAGCAGCTTCCTTCATCTGGAGGTTCTGGAAGTGATGCAGGAACTACTGCTCCTGCTGCTTTAAATACTGCTCCTGTAGAATATACTCGAAACTTACTTGGCAATAAAGAGACTGATGAATTGAATCAACCAGTTAAATGTTATGTAGTTGAGAGTGATATTACTACTGCTCAAACTAAAGTTGCAGTTACAGAATCAAATGCAAGTTTCTAAAGTGAGTAAAATTTATGACACTACTATGTAAGTTGCTGATTATCAGTGCTTATATAGTAGTGCTATGTCAAAATTTATTTATCTTAGATACAAATTTGAGTAAAAACTTGACATTTGATAGTATATAAATATATAAAAATAAAAGATTGTAACAATATTACATTTTTAAAATAGCTTATATATTAATAAAAAATGGAAAAAATGTATAATGATCTTCCATTATATCAAGCAATTATTGCTGATGATTGTGATGGAATAGAGTTCGTAGCATTGACCAGTAAACCTGCAACCCAAGTTAATTGGCTTGCTTTTGGGGAATCTCAGAAGTTCTCGATGGATGAAGAAAAACATATAGTTACTTCTTGTTTAATGGTATGTGATATACCTATATTTAGACGGGATAGTAAAAACGGAGAATATTATATTCAATATGATAAAGAAACTCTCCGTTTAATGGCTGAAAAAATGATGTATGATAAGAGAACTACTGATGTAAATATTGAACATTTGGAAGATTCAGTAATTCCTGGAATAATTCTTCAAGAACTATATGTTAAAGATATAGATAGAGGAATTAATCCAGTTGAATTTGCTGATTGTCCAGATGGTTCATTATTTGCTACTTATAAAGTAAATAATCCTGTTATATGGGATGCAATTAAAGCTGGCAAGTTTAAAGGGTTCTCTATTGAGGGATTGTTTACTTTAGAAAGACAATCTGATGAATATGAGGAACTTAAAGAGATTCAAAAAATGTTGAGAAAAATAAAAAGAGTTAAATATTAATTAATTATGAGTAAATTCACAAAAATTAAACTTGAGTTAGCTAAGATGCTTGCAAAATTTAACGATGTTAAGACTAGTGCTGGAGTTCTAACTTACGATGGTAGTGAGGATGAGGATCTAAGGGCAGGTATGAGTGTATATACAATGGATACTGATACTGGCGAATATGCACCTGCTGCTGATGGTGAGTATGTTACCGAAGATGGCAAAACTATTGTTGTTAAAGACGGTAAAGTAGAGTCCATTACTGATCCTAAAGCTGAAGTTGATCCTGAAGAAGACAGGACTGTTGAGGTTGATGCTGCTTGTGGAACTAAGAGAGTAAAAGCTGAGGAAGTTGCTGATCCTGCTGTTGAAACAGACGGTGTTAAAGAAACTGAGACTGATGCAATCGACGCTATTCATCGCGAAATTAATGAGCTCTATGATATTGTAGATAAGCTTGTTAAGAAAGTAGCAGAACTTGAAGGAAAATCAGAAGCTACTGAAAAGACTGTAGAAAAAATGAGTAAGATGAGTGCTGCTTTTTCAGCAGAGGAAACACTTGAAAATAAAACAACTGCTCCTATAAGTGGGATAGCAGAAATAGATAGAAAGCTTAAAAACTTTATTGGTTAATTTATAAAATTTTAAATAATTATGGCAAATAGTCCTGTAATGACAACGCTTCCTGCTTATGTGGAGCAAAGACGTCTCCCTCTTATTAAGGAAGCGGTTTTAAAAGCTAAGAGTGCAAGTTTATTTAATCTTCAGACAGATATTAAAACTGATGCTGCTCTTAACCTGTTATCTACCGATGTTCAGTTCGGTGATGGTCTTACTTGTGGTTGGGATGAGGCTGGAACTCAGACTCTTTCTCAGAGAATTCTTAAGACTGGTAATATTAAGATTAATATGGCATATTGCGATAAGGCTATGCTGAAATACTGGACTCAGTATGCAGTTAAGGTAGCCGCTGGTCAGAAGACACTTCCTTTTGAAGAGGATTTCGTAAATGCTGTTGTAGAGAACGTAAAAGAGGCTATTGAGGTAGCTATCTGGCAGGGTGATACGGCTTCAAAAACTAATAACTTGAAGTATTTTGATGGTCTGCTTAAGATTCTTGCTGATGATGCTGGTACTGTAGATGTAGAAATTGCTGGAACATCTGCCTATACTGACATTATGGCAGTTTATAATGCAATTCCTGAGAAGGTTCTTGATGGTGCTTCGATTCTTGTTGGTGCCGATATGTTCCGTAAGTTCGTAAATGAACTTGTTGAGAAGAACTATTTCCACTATAGCGGAGAGAGCCTTAATGGTGAGATTTATCTTCCTGGTTCACAGGTTAAGGTTATTGCTGTTAATGGTCTTAATGGAACTGATAAGATTGTTGCTGGTCAGTTAGACAAGAACTTCTTCTATGGTGTAGATATGATGAACGATGAAGAGAAATTCGAATTGTGGTATTCACAGGATTTCCGCGAGTTCAGATTAGCTATTGAATTTAACGCTGGTGTACAAGTTGCTTTCCCTGATGAAGTAGTATTAGGTGCCAAGGCTTAATTTCAATAGATTTTATTAACTTATAAATGATATTGAAATTATGGCTTGTTTAATAACTATCGCAGGAATCACACTTGATTGCCAACCTTCATTGGGTGGAATCAAACAGGTATGGATTACCCAGTATGCAGATGTTAAAAGTGTAACGGTTGATCCTGAGAGCAATATGATTTCAGCTATTACTCTTGAGTCTTCAGCTAAATGGTATAACTACCAATTTAGAAAGGCTACTGGTTCTCTAACCTCAACTTTAAATGTAGATGAAAGTGCTGGTGTTAATTATGTAAGTAATGAGCTTGCTCTTGTATTTACAAAGATGGAAACAGCAAAACGAGTAGAGATTGCAGCTTTATCAATTGGTCAGCTTGCAGTTGTTGTTGAAGATAGCAATGGTAAGTATTGGTTCTTAGGTAAAGATGATTATGTAAGCGCTTCCGCTGGTACGGGTGTTACTGGTACTGCTAAAGGTGATCAGAATGCTTATACTCTGACACTTTCAACAGATTCAGATTCTTATCCTTATGAGTTATCTGCAGAAGCTATCCAAAGCGTTGTAGGTGCTTAATAACAGAAAGAGGGGCGAGTATTAATTTACTTGCCCCTTATTTTGTTTATATACCACATAATGAATAATTTATATTTTATAGAAAAATAATATGGCAATAGTATTCACATCAGAACCAGTAGCTAAAAATACTACAACTAAAAATTTAGATTTAATTAAAGCTGCTGAATGTAAGTTACAAGAAAAATCAGTAGAATATACTCAAAATGCAGAGTTTGAAGTACTGCCAGATGAGGGATATGATGGAATGTCTAAGGTAAATGTATCAGTTGATGTGGCAGTTCCAACAGTTCAAAATAATAAAGATGCTTCTATTACTTCTAATGGCACTATTGAGATTCTTCCAGATAGTGACTATGATGTTATGGAGAAGGTAACTGCTACTGTAAATATTCCATTACAAGATAAGCACATTTCAATAGACAAAAATGTATCAATGACAGAAATAACTCCTGATGAAGGATATTCTGGTTTATCAAGAGTTGAAGTCGATGTAGAAATACCAGTTGAGGATAATAAACAGGTTACTATTACTGAAAATGGAACTACTACTATCATTCCTGGAGATGGATATGATTATATAGAGATGTGTGACGTAATTGTTAATGTTCCTACATATAATATAGAAGATAATGTTACTAGAAGTGTTTTTTTAAGCTCAGATGGATCTCAACAATATACTCCTTCATCAGGTTATGATGCAATGAAGAAACTAACATTACAAGTTTATATACAATATAGTATTGATAATCCAGGAGTAAGTTTAGCATATTATCAACAGAATAATGTCCCTGATAATATTATATGATGGGAATCATTAACTGATGGGAGTTATAAATGTGCTTCTTCAGAATTAAAAACATTTGATAAAACATTATCTTCATTAAATATAGGATCAAATATGTTCTTATTTTGTTCAAGTTTAGAAACCTTTTCGTCTGATTTAAGTGCATTGACTGAAGCAGAGAATATGTTTGGTAGTTGTTTTAATATTAAAGATATTACATTAACTGGAACATTAGATGTTGATTTAGATTTAGCAGGCACTAATAGTACTAGAATAACAGTAGATTCATTAATGTCAGTAATAAATGCATTAGTAGATTTAACAGGGCAAGTAGAAAAAACACAAACAATTGGATCTGCAAATCTTGCAAAACTAACAGATGAACAAAAAGCAATTGCAACTAATAAAAATTGGATATTAGCATAATGGAACATTTACATATTAATAAAACTGATAAATTCATTATACTTACATCAGATGAAGGGTATTATATTACAAAGTATGATGGATCTAATATTAAAGACTATTGTGCATTTACAATAATGTATTGTCCTTTAACTATTGATGTTAATAAGTATTATATTGTTAATGAATTAACACATAAGTCATACTTAAAAGATAAAGAATCAATTAAAAAATAAACAATATGGAAAATACTATTCTGCCTTACCTAAATGTATTAGAAGTAGATACAATTGATAAGTCAAATGTTACTAAGGTTCTAGTAATAGATAAAGATGATGAAGTTAAGGTTATGGATGGTTCTCAGTTAGGAACAAACAGTTATTTTGATATTCAAAATAAACCTGCAATTAATGGAGTTGAGTTAAATGGAAATATTCCTTCTAAAGAATTAGGAATTCCTTCTATTGAAGATGTTGATAATCAAATTACAGAGAAACTAGCTGACTATCCAACTAAAGAAGAGGTAACTGCAGAGATTACTGAAGCCACTGCTGGAAAGCAAAATACACTTGTTCAAGGTGATGGTATAGTAATTGAGGGTAATACTATTTCAGCAGATTATTCTACAATTAATAATAAGCCATCTTTAAATGGAACTGAATTATCTGGAGCAGCTTCAATCGTACCTGCCATTAATATTCAATCAGTCCCATCTAAAGTTACTTTAGCTCCTGTATTTGGTAATCAAACTGGAGAAGCAGTTGAACTTCCAATATATAATACAGAGACTAACCAAGCTGGTATTGTTAATGGCCCTCTATACGCACAATTAGCAGATAAATATACTAAAGCTGAAATTGATGCTTTAAATACAGCTATTAATAAAGAGATAGCTTCAAAACAGGGAACGCTTACAGCAGGAAAGAATATATCTATTATAGATAATGTAATCTCTGCTTTTGAGAATCATTTCTTACTTAATTTAGATGAGAATGATCCTGTAAGACAGAAACATATCTATGACTTTATTAGAACTAATCTGGACTTCTATTTATTCTGCCAGATTACATATAAAGGTGATATTATAGTTATTCCTGTTGCAACTATTGAACATCCTGAAACTATTGATTTATATGGCTATTATTTCCAAGATAATGGTGTATTAGTAGTTATTAATGCAATCTTAGTAAATAATGGTAATATGACTGTTAAAGTTACTGAGATTGATCCTATTAATAAAGGATATACTAAAGAAGAAGTAGATGCCAAACTTGAGGAAAAACAAGGAGTATTTGCTCCTCAAGCTCCATTAGCTTTTAATGAAGATAAGACTCAATTATCTGTAGATTTATCTACTTATGCAACTAATGATAAGGTTAATACATTAGAAACTTCTTTAGAAGGAAAAATAGATCTAAAACAAGATAAAGGAGATTATGCTTTAAAGAGTGATATTCCAACTAAAGTTAGTGAGCTTACTAATGATTCTAACTTTGTAACTGAAGCAGAGGTTTCTGGAGATTTAGCAGGTAAAGCAGATAAGACTTATGTTGATGAGCAGCTTGCTACTAAACAGCCTGTAGGAGATTATGCAACAAAAACAGAACTTGCTGGTAAAGCTGATTCTTCTGTGGTAGAATCTTTATCTACTCAAGTAGCAACTAATACTTCAGACATATCAATTATTAAAACAAAGCAAGAAGAAGATGGAAATAAGATTGATTCTCTTGATAAAGAGATGGCTACTAAGCAAGATTTACTTGTAAGTGGAACTAATATCAAAACAATCAATAGTCAGTCTTTACTTGGAGAAGGTAATATAGAAATTAAAAGTGGTTCTAATATTCCATTTCTATTTATAAATTCCATTACTCATCTTTCTGGAGATTTCGCTGCTGTTAAGAATGCTATAGCTAATAAAACACCATTTGAGCTTTATTATGTAAATATTCTAGGTTATGGTGATATAGCAGCTCCAGAAGTATGTTTTGTTTCAGGAGAAAGTATTCAAGCTACTTTCCATTTTGAAAGTACTACAGCTAATCATACTGTAGTTCAAACTACTATTACTCCAACTGGAGTATCAGCAAATACTAGTTATCATAGTTATCAAGAGCAACTAGTTTCTGGTACTAATATAAAGACTATTAATGGTGAAAGTATTTTAGGAGAAGGTAATCTTGAAATATCTGGAGGTGGAGGGACTACTGACTATACTCAGTTAACAAATAAACCTCAGATTAATTCTGTTGAGTTATCTGGCAATAAGAGTTTATCAGATTTAGGTATTCAGCCTGCTGGAAACTATATTGAAGCTGGAACTGGAACCCAACCTCAAATAAATACTATTACTGTTCTAACTCAATCAGAGTATGATGGTTTATCAACTAAAGATCCTAATACACAATATTTAATTGTAGAATAATATGAATATTAGAGATGATTTAAAAACATTTTATGTAGGTGACAGACAAGGTACTGCTATTTATGTCGGCAGTACCAAAGTCTGGCCTATCAATCCTTGTAATCCACAGATGGTTACAGTTGCTAATCCAGTTCCTCAAGGTACTACAATAGTTGATTCTTGCAGTTATGTATTTAGCAGTTATGATGGAACTGCAGATGATATACAAAGGGATTGAATGGGTAGAGGATCTGGTTCTAATTCTACAGTAATTAGCTTCACTGCTGATTTAAGTGAATTAGCCCTTAATATAGATGGTGTACCTCTTTGTAGTATTATAGGTTCTGCTCAAACATATGCAGATGTAAAGTTAAATAGTGGAGATTTAAGTAGAAAAGGAGGGTTTTTTAACACATCTCATTTTGATCTAAATAACCAGGAGATTACTAATCTTAATGAAGCATATGGAAGATGGTCTAGTGAATCTCAATTTTGGGGTCAAACAATACATAGTGCTACTTTATCTAATGTTAAAATACCTACAACTACTAAAGAAGTAAGTGCAAATTATTTATTTATTGGAGTAAAAATAGATAATAATGATTTCTCTGTAATGAATAATTTTCAAAATCTTGTATTAGTAGATCCAAAATGGGCATTTGCAGATACAGCTGATGGAGCTACTAATATAGATAATATAACGATTAATATTCCCTTTAAAGGAGATTGTAATCATATGTTTCATAGAGCATTATATCTAACAACTATTCCAAGTAATTTTACCTTTACTGGAATTACAGATATAAGCTATATGTTTAGTACTTGTAGTAGATTAACAGCTACACCAGAAATAGATTGTCATCTTGTTACAGATTGTACTAGTTTTGCTGCAAATTGTCCAGAATTAGTTACTGTAGGAGCTTTAAATGGATTAGGAGAGAGTTTAACTAAAGGAGGAATTCTTTATTTTGCACAATCTCCAAATCTATCTACGGATTCATTACAAACTATAGCAGAATCTATTGGCACAGCAGTAGCTTCTTATACAAGTATATCATTAAAATCTACTGCATATGATAAACTTACAAATGAACAGAAATCATTAATAGCTTCAAAGAATTGAAGTATAAATCGAGTTGCATAATTATGAAAATTGAAATTAAAGAAAAATATAAAGTAGTTAGTCCAGAAGAAGGTTATGTACTTACTAACTATAAAGAAGGAATGGATATTAAAACATATAGTTCATTTACCGAATGTATCTGTCCTTTAAGTTGCGATTTAGAGCATCTATCAGAAGTCTCTTTAGATAAAGATGCTGAATATAAAGAATTAGCTATTAAAGCTTCTAAAGAGTATGAGGAATCAATAAAAGTTAGATAATTATGATTATACTTAAGAATACTAAAAATACACAAACTTTCTATGTTAGTAAGAAATGTGGTATTGAATCTGGACAACTTCCTGTTGGTTCTTATACTAAGATTGAAGCAGATGAAAGATTCCAACCTAAAGGTGTTGCTGTATCAGATTCCGATACCTTTAGAAGCTATGCAGATAAGATAGGACAGATTTCTGGAGGTGGTGGAGGAAAGATTAATTTAAATGATTATGGATTAACATTTGCACATTCTAGTATGACACAAGAGCAATATAATAATATAGAATATTCTCTTCCAGATAATATAAATTATTGATTTGATGGGACTAATTTCATATCTACAATAGATATATCAAGTCATATTGATCTGTCTAAAGTATATAACGCATCATATGCCTTCCAAAACACATATAATATATATATTGATAATATAAGAACTAGTGTTGGGGATTCGTATGCATTTTCTGGATTTCAAGGCACACTAAATAATTTAGAATTAATTAATACCTTATCCTCTAGTTGAAATTATGCAGCAAGAACATTCTTTAATGCTTCTAATTTACCAACTACTTTAAAAGTGATAAATGAAGTTGATACTGGTGTATCAGCTTTACAATTTTTCTTTTATTCTGTTAGCAGTAATGTTCCTGAAATTGAAGTTATTAATGGACAACTATCTTTATATAATTACTTTAGTTCATATAATGAGGGTGTTACAACAGTAGGAAAAATTAAATTAAATAATTGCACATTAACAGGAGATCTAAATAAAACTTCAATATGTGCATCTACTAATACTATTGTTACTTATTTTGGGGGTGTTGAAGGAGCTGATAAAAGTATGAATTTAGCAAATTTTAGAGCACTAAATAGTCAATCAGTAACTGATATTATTACAAATGTTAGTGATTTAACTGGAAAGGATACCAAAACTTTAACTTTTTATACTAACATTTATAATGCACTTACTGAAGAACAGAAATCATTAGCTACATCTAAAAACTGAACTTTAGCAAGTTCAAACTAATTGTCTATTTTTATTTTTTCTTAGTACTTTGAGTGAGTAAAAACTTGACATTAAAGGAGGCTTAGGTCTCCTTTAATTATTTTAATACATTAGTAAATTGGTTTATATTTTAAGAAAAAGATATGTAAAACTAATGTAAAATTATGCAAAGTGGAACAATTTATAAAATAACTAATTTAATAAACAATAAGATTTATATTGGAAAAACTACCAGAGATATTAAACGTAGGTTCATTGAGCATAAACTGAAAGCAAAATCTGGTTTGGATTATCATTTAAGTCGAGCTATTAGAAAATATGGAGATAAAAATTTTATTATCGAAACTATACAGGTATTTTGTTGTACCTCAGAAAGTTTATTAAATAGAAAATTAGATGAAGCTGAAAAGAAATATATTAATTTATTTAATTCTAAAATAAATGGATATAATATGACAGATGGAGGAGATGGTGGATTTGGACATATAATAACTGAGGAAACGAGAAAAAGATTGTCTGAAGCAAAAAGAGGAGAAAAGAATCCAAATTACGGCAAACATACTAGTAATTATTGTAGATCTGGAGAATTTCATCCTCTATATGGAAAATCAAGAAGTGAGGAATGTAAACAAGCTATGAAAGAAGCTTGAAAGACTAGGCCAAATCCCAAATATAAATATATTCTCAGATACTCTTTAGATGGAAAACTAATTAAAAAATATATTTGAAAATATGAATTATAGTCTTGTTCTTCAGCATACTGTAACAAAACAAATTTATACATTTAATCTTGAAAATCAGAATTATTCTGAGAATATCTACTATAAGTTTGATATTACACTTCAAGAAGGAATGAGAGACGGTGAATATCAATATATTTTATTTACTAATCCAAATAAATTTCAAGTTATAGTTGATGTAAACAATCCATTTAGATCAGAGTTATATGGCAATCCAGTTATTCTGGTTACATATAATAATACTCTTACTAATGGTACTCAGATATTAGTTGCTGGTAAACCAATACCTATATTGGGAACAGGATTAATAAGAATTGGAGATTATGAGAATAATAATTATCAATACGACAAACCTAATACATACGTAAGTTATGAGCGAAAATAAAACAAAAGTTCAGTTAAGTGCTATTGATCCATTTATTGCAAGTAATATCGTATTACCTACAGAAACTAAAGTGAGGGGAAAAGATTATGTAATGTGGGGAGAAGATAACAAATATCCATTATATCTATGGGATTTATATTTAAATGTTGCCACTCTCCAATCTATTATTAATGGTTCTGCTGACTTTATTGTTGGTAACGATGTTAAATGTAATGCTCCAGGATTTGAAGTAGTTGTAAACAAGAAAGGTGAAACAATAGTTGATATAATGAGAAAAATCACTATTGATAAGATGATATTTGGAGGTTATGCTATCCAAGTAATTAGAGATATGCTCGGAAGAGTTGCAGAGATCTATCATATTGATTTTATGAATGTAAGGTCAAGCGAAAAGAATGATATATTATATTATGCAACTGATTGGACAGCTTGGTCTGTAAAAGCTATAAAATATCCAAAATTTGGAGCTGGGGATGAAAATCCAGCTAGTATATTTTATAATAAAGGTTATATAACAAGAGGAGTATATCCTATTCCTGTTTATGGAGCTGCTATTTTATCTTGTGAAACTGAGAAAAATATTAATGAATTCCATTTAAATAACATCAATAATGGATTTATGGGTAATCTTATTATTAACTTTAATAATGGGGAACCTACAGATGAAATTAGAGAGGAGATTGAGAGGAATATTAATGAGAAGTTCTCTGGTTATCAGAATGCTGGCAGAATATTGATTTCATATAATGCAGATGAGGCAAATAAGACTACTATTGAAAGATTAGATTCTGATGATTTTGATGAGAAATATCAATCATTATCTGAGAGAACCAGAGATCAAATATTCTGTGCCTTCAGAGCTAATCCTTCGTTGTTCGGTTTAAACTATAGCTCAGGATTTAATGAAAATGAGTTTAATGAAGCATTTAAGCTATATAATCGTACTTTTGTACGCCCAATACAATCAGAAATTTGTGACTCATTTGATAAAATCTTCGGCATTAAGAATAGTATTACTATTGAACCATTTAGTTTAACTCCAAAAGGAATGTCAGACAATGCAGAAAATGTTGAATAATTATACAGTGTACTGCCATAAGAATATAGCTGATAATAAATTATATTTTGGAATAACATCACTTACTTTAAATAATAGATGGGGAACTAAAGGTCAAGGTTACAAGAATAATCTTTATTTTAGCAGAGCAATTAAAAAATATGGTTGAGATAATTTTGAGCATATTATAATTAGAGATAATCTTCCAGAAGCTTGTGCTAAGACTTTAGAAAAGATTCTGATTTATAAGTATAATACTAGAAATCCAAAATATGGGTATAATTTAACTGATGGAGGAGACGGTACTTGTGGATATTCTTTTTCACAAGATTATAAAGATAGTCTTAGAATTATAAGATCAGGAGAAAATAACTCATTTTATGGTAAACAGCATTCAGATGAAAGCAAGCGTAAAATGAGGGAGGCAAGATTAGGCAAAACTCCTTGAAATAAAGGTATGAAACTCTCAGATAAAGAAAAACAACTAATTTCAGAACGTCAGTGCAAAAAAGTATATAAGTATGATTTAGATGGTAATTTTATTTGTGAGTATAAATCAGCTAAGGAAGCTGGAGAGAAGAATAATGTAGATTCTTCTAGTATATCTAGATCTTGTAGAAAAAATAAACCCTGCAAAAATTATAAATATTATTATGGAATATAGAAATGTACTATTAATATCTGAAGATTATATAAAATC